CATCTGCCACGGCAAGGTCTGTAATGCCAGAGATGCTTCCGCCAGTGATCGAGACGTTGCCAGCCGATTGAGTGGCGATGCTACCCAAGCCAAGGTTCGAACGAGCGAGCGCAACGGATGCGACGTCGCTCAACGAGTTCGCGGCTTGCAGGAAAAAGGTCGCGCTCTCCACCGCGGCAGAGCCAAGACCGAGATTTGTGCGAGCCGACGTGACGCTGGCGAGATCGTTGAGATTGTTCGCGCGGTATGCGTAAGTCGTATCTGCGCCGGTGGCGGTGACGCCGAGATTGGTGCGCGAAGTCGTGACGCTGGCGACGTCGCTCAGGTTCGACGCCTTCGCCAATTTCTCACCATCGAGTTCGTTGATCGCGTCCTGTACGTTCGTCGCCGTGATGCTACCTGCCGCGGTGTTCGTGATCTGCGTGGCCGAGTAATCGCCAGCGACGGCGGTGATCGAGCCAACGCGACCGAATACGCTAGTGACCGATTCGCTGTTATCTACCTTCTGCCAGATCGTGCCGTTGTAGATCGCCCAGTCGCCAACCTTCCAGTCGGTAATGCCGTTAAGGTTCGTCGAGCCGTCCACGTTGACGACGTAGTAATAACCTTTTGTGCCGACGCTCGACGCGAGCGCAGGATTGTTCGTGGCCGCGTTCCAAGTGCCTTGGTAATTCGTGCCACCGTCGGCAGAGATTTCGATGAAGCCAGCCGCCGTTGAAATTGCGATGCCGTCGCCCGCCGTAATGTCGGCGTTTACGAACGCGCCATTGCTGCCGATTAGGATTTGACCGTTGGCAGGTGAGCCGGTCAGTTCGGCAAGCGTCGTACTGTTTCCACTACCAGCCGCGCCGCGCGCAGAGTTGAGCGTCCACTTGGTCGAATTACGCGAAGGCTTTTGCGTCGTCTCCTCGTTGGCAACGTAGCTGTCGCCGTTGTAGGCGACAAGATCGAGCTTGTAATAAGTTACGCCCGATTCCCACTTGCCGCGCGGGTTCAGCCCTTTCGGCTCGGCAAACTCTTTTCGCAGTTGATCAATTTCGCCAGCGCGAGGAAAGCGCGAGAGTTCGTCGGTGACAATTTCTTTGACCGCGTTCGGCAGCGCAGATGCAGCCTCGGCGATGCGCGCTTCAGCCTTAGCCAACAGCGTGTCATTCTCCGCGCGCTCAGCCATGAGCACGGAATACTTCGCAGCGGTCGTGTCCTCCAGACTCACGGATAACTCTGCGATCTTTTGCTTCAACACGTTGCCGAGCTTTGCGTGCTCGGATTGTGATTCTTGCGAAAGGAACTTTTGCAGTTCATCGCGCATCGCTGGCTCGATCTCGTTTAAGTTGCGCTCGATCTCCACCGAGAGATGCGTCCGCAGTTCTGGCAGCGATTCGACGAGCTTCTTTAGCTCGACGCGCTGAATGATTGCCAGCTCGATGAGGTTGTCGATTTGAGTCTGAGTGTGGATCATGTTATTTGTTTTCAGCTTTAACCGTCTTGCTTAACTCGATGATGGATTTTTCTCCGACGATGCTTTGTTTGATTTCATCGACGCGGCCATTTTGTTTCTTCCGATAATTCTGAACCGCGTCTAGCCACTCCTCTGGCTCCGGTGGTTGCAGCGCAGCAAAACTTTGCCGCACTTCGCTCGATGCTGCTTTGAGTTCTTTAGTGTCCGCCTGCTTGTTTAGTCGCTCGACGATTGCGGTCGCCCACGAGTAGCCCTGATCGCCACCCCAGCCCATCCACGCCTGCCAGCCCTTACCTTGTTCGTCCCAAGTCTCGCCGTTCTTGTCGGACTCGTGACGGTCAAAGTACGCCTTCATGCGGCGCACGGTTTCCTCGGAAAGCGGGCGGCGATTCATCAGATCACGCGCGCGAGCAATGCCCACGCTCGTCATGCCGCGTTGCGAGGCTGGTTTCTTGTCGCGTACTTCAAGAGCGCGCTTGGCGTTGTCGGCGATGGCGACCGTCGGAATGTAAGTGTTGGTCTCGAAATCAATCGTTACGAGTTTGGAGTCGTTTTGAATCTGAGTCACCGGCTCGGCTGGCGCAGGTTCTTGCGACTGGCTCGCCTTCTGAGCTTCGGCGGCGGATGCGCCAACGGCATCGCCCGCAGCGGCGGCGGCAGCAGGAGTGCTAGGCAGCGAGCTAGTCGTGAGACGGATGGCCGTTTCTGGCACGCCGTACTTCGCAGCCAGCTCCTTGACGTAACCAGCTTCGATTGCGATTTGCTCCAAACGCGAAAACGCGTCCGTGCCTTCTTCGGCTGCGATTTCTTGCAGCGACTTCGCTCCTTGGCGGTTCTCGTTCATGTTCGCGGCGGACTCGCGGCCAACGTCGATTGAGAGCTTCGCAGGGAAACGCCATTCGCCCTTCGTCGCACGGCGCAGAGCTTGCACCATCGTCTCGCCCGCAAGCAGCGTCGGAGGCGGAATTTCACCGCGCGCGATGCCGTCGAGGATGACGGCGTCTTTGATCGGGTCGAGAACCTTGTCGGTGAGCACGCCTTGCTGGCGCGTGAAAACGCGGTCGGCGGCGGCAAACTCGGCGCGCACGCTTGGGCCTTTGTAATCCTGCGTGCCGAAAAGCACGCCCTCGGGCACGCCGACGCCCAGCGCAATCTCGTGCATGAGATGCTGCACAAAGCCGGTGAACGCTTGCGATGGACGCGATGGCATTACTTCCACGCGGTCGCTGTTTTGGAAATAGCGAATCATGCCGACCTCCGTTAGCTCGTTCTTTTGCGTCTGGCCGCTCGGCAACGACATGGCTGGGTTTGGCTGGAAAAGGTTGCGCGGATTGGCAACGCCTCGGTCGTTGAAGATCAGCGCAGCTTGTTGCGACGAGAATCGCACGCCCGCTTTTTCGGCTTGGAGAATGTCGTGAAGCATCCGCACGGTCTGAATCGCCGAGTGGAAATCGGTGATGCCTCGGTACTGATCGACGCGGAACGGGTCGAAGTAGTGGCAGAACTGATTCGCTGGAATGTCCTCGGCGCCAAAGTAAACGCCGTTACGATCTACGCGGTAAATGCGGTATGCGATAGGCTGGCCGAAATCGTCGGTGATAATGCCTTGGTAATAGTTGTTTGACTCGACCGCTGCGCTGTTTGGGTTGCCGATGCGCGTCGCCGGAACGAGTTGCAGTTTTAGACCTTCGCCCGCGCGACGAATCACGAAGCCGCAATCGCCGTCCACTGGACGCTCCTCGGCTGCGAGTTGCACCAGCTTCTTGAACGTGTGTCGATTGGTCACGTCGCAGTTCTTGCACCACTCGTGAAAATAGTCGCTGACCGTCTGATTGTAGTCACGGTCGCCGGTCGTCGGCGAGTATTCGTGCGGCGTGAGATAAAGACCGAACTTGCGCGAGACTTCGCGCGCTTCTGGGCTGTTCTCGATTAGGTCGCGCGCCTCCCACATCATGACGACGCGGTCGCGCTGATTCTGCGTGCTCTCGGCGGGTTGGCCGTATTGCTTCGGCGCGTAAAGACGATTGGTGCGTGCAGCGTTATACTCGAAAAGCGATTTCTGCACGCGAGCTTCCAGACGCTTCAACGCCCAAGTCGGCGCAATGTTTTCTAGCGCGCGGTCAATCCACGGCTGATTTTTGACTAGTTTAGACGCGTCGAAGTTCTCGTGTTCCATGTTTGTGTTTAGTTACCGTTGAAAGAAATAAAGACCGTATCCGTTGAAGTTCCATTCACGTCATTGATCGCGTCCTGAATGTTGCCCAACATATTATTGAGCTGCGCCAAATCCGCGCGCGATACGCTTTTGCCGTTGAGCGAGTAGCTTTGATTTAACAGCACGGCTTGGATGGCATCGAGCGTCTTTGTTTTGAGCGTCGCCAGCGTCGCGCCATCGAGTCCGAGAAATGGGTTGTCGAGCATTTGCTAATGCGCGGAACGTCAAAAGGTCTTACTCTTTCGGCGGCGTGTAGCGAACCACATTCGCAATCGTCGCCATGCAAAGCATCATGGCCGAGGTGTCGAGTCCGTGGTTGGGCGCGTTACTTTTTACCTCACGCCATTCCCAGACGCCTGTCCGGATCTCGACCTTTGACTCGCCTTTGAGGTGTTCAAGATAGAGCGGATTGACGTCTGCTGGCATGAGCCATTTGAGGTCGCCTTTGTTTTCGAGCGCGTTCGCCAAGATGTCTTTGAAGTAATCGCCGCTCCAATCGTAGTAGAACACATCGCCGCCTCGATAGTCGCTCACGCGCGGCTCGCTGAACGGAAAGTTAATCAGCGCGTTCGTGTTCTCGTCGCGCATCGTCCACGTCTTGCGCGCGTGTCCTCTCATGCCGCGCCAGCCGAAGTCCGCGCAGTCACGATCAACGTCGGCGGGCCGATAGCCTCTGTCTTGCGCCACGCACGAGTCCTGAACCTTATAGCGATACTGCATTTGACGAAGCTGATCGCGCGTCTCGATGCGCCCGAAGTAAAGTTGCTTGTACGTCGGGCCGGTCGCCGAGCTGAACGCGCCGATTTCCAACCACCAATGGTCTTGTTGGCGGTCGATTGCCATAAAACGAATCACCTCGCCCTCGATCTGTTCGCCATTCGAGAATTGCGAAACGGTGTAATCGGAAGCCTGCACGAATAGATTGACGACTTTCTTTTCGACAATCCACGGCCGCGCCTCGCGCTTCGTCTTGAACTCGATCTTCATCTTGTCATCGCCTTGGCGCACGAAGTGATTGTCGGCGGCGCAAAACTCCTCGACGAGCAAGCGCATTGGCCGCGACACTAGAGCCTCGACGCGGAAGGACTGAAACTCAATCGGCGCGTCGGGTCGCATTGCCACGAAGCGTCCGGTGCGCTTCCAAGCGTTGCGCGTTGTGTCAGAGTCCGGCGACTCGTGGCCGCAATGCGGACAGCGGAATCGGCACGACTCGACGGCGCGCGTCACGTCCCACGTCTCGTCGTCGCGCTTTGCCGCTGCGTCCCAAACGACGCCACCGCGCAGACCTGTCTCCTTGTTCTTTTCGAGCGTGAACGCGACTGGATGAATCTTTTTGCACGACGGACATTCCGCGCTCCATTCCTGTTGGTTGCCTTGGCGATAGCTCGTGTCCTCGACGTTGCCGGTTTCCAAGTCCATTATCGGAGCTTGTGACGTGTTGTAGATTTTCGAGCGACCGACTTCCTCGAAACGAGACACGCGCGCAACCGCATGACCATAAACGTCTTGCCATTTCGGAAGCCAGATTTCGTCGTTGATCTTATAGCGGATGGACTGACTTTGCTGGCTCGAAAGATTCGCGGGGTTGAGGATGAAAAAGAATCCGCCGAAATAAATCTCGGTCGTCGTCTTCATCGGGCCAGCGCGCGGCAGCATCTTGGCGACCGGCTTGCAGCTTTCAAAGATCGGGTTGAGCCGCGACTTGGCGTGGCGGTCGATCATCTCGTCGGTCTGCATCGTCCACGAGATAGGGCCAGCGTCGTTACAGATTAGCCAAGGCACCCACACGTCGGCGACGAGCGTGCCGCCGATCTGCACCGCCTTGCGGAAGTGCACGCGGCGCACGAGCGGATTCTGCAGCGCGTCAAAGATCGGAATCAGCCACGGCGAGAGGCGCACGTTGAACGGGCCAGACGTGGCATAGCTTTCGGGCAGTACGATATGCTTGCGCGCCCATTCGTAGATCGGCGAGCGGTCACGCTTGGGCAACTTGAAGGCGGCGAGGCGGCGTTCGGTTTCGGTCATGCTTCGTCTTTGGTTGCTCCGCCGCTCGATGAAAAGAAAGGTCGGTCGGTAGTCAGCTCGATCTCGTAGTGGTCATCGACACAACGCCCAGCCCACGCGACTTGATAGAGCAAACAGTTGGGTCGGTAAATCATGGCAATGATAACGCCCGCGTCATCGCCGCAAGTGCGGTGCCAGACCATGTCGCCGAGGCGAAACTTTGGTGTGTCGGTCATTAAAAGTCGTTGTCGTAAGCGTGCGAGATCGTTGCAGCCTCTTGCATCGACATGGTTTCGAGAGATTCGACGTAGCGATTGCGCTCCATCTTTTCGCGTTCGTTTTTCACAT